AGACGTTGCACAGAAAGCAGACGCAAAAACCAAGACTCTGAGCAATGTTTTCGGTTGGAACAACTCAGATCCGTGCGTTATGATCCCTCAACCGAGGTTTTACAACGTAACTCGCCTCCAAGACCTTCCTTGTCCGTTCACTGACTCGGAAACTGGTCGTGATTTCGGTTGGGTTATCTACAAATACTGTGGATCGAAGTCTGATAACGCACATTTTAGTGTAAACCTTGCTGTTCAGGGCAAAACTACGGGTCCACAGGGCGCAGACTTCATGAATTTCCTTCAAAGACTGCCTAGACCTGCTCTAACTAGACCCAGACCCGTCATGAATGGCGGTGATAAGCGCAAAATGTGGAAATGTAGTCGTCAAGACATCGAAGGTCGTTGCTATTGGGACCCCAGTGGCGGATCTGACATCATTTTTGTCCCCGTTGGACTTGATGAAAACACTTTTGACTGGGATCACCAGAATTTTAACGAAGCAGCCCAGTTAGGATTGTGGTTAGGAGACAATCTTAACTACAATACTAGGCAGGTACAGTGGACAGTCCCCGCAACTACGGTTGGTGGCAGTGGACAGCAAGGAGATCCTGACTATTCACCAGGTACATCATATGGTTCTCTTACACAAAACCAAACTTTCTACGTTATTGAGATAGAACGTCTAAGTGGTGGAGTGCCTGCACACGAATGTTGGGATACTTACCTTAGACATGGTAACAATAGTGACGGTGTACTTGATGTATACGATGCATATTACGTTTCAGGATCAGGTAGCAACCAATCACAAGGTAAAAGTTCAGGGGGTGGGTTCTGGGATATAACTAATTTGTACAATGGGTACAACTGTGGTTTCTCTACTTGCACATATTCCTTCCTAAACACCTATGGTGGTGGTTGGACTGGTTCAGGTAACAATCAATCTTGCTTAGAATACTGTAATGATGTTAGTATTGCTGTTGACCCACAACTTATTACTCAGTTGGGTATGAGGATGGGACCTTACAGCGGTACGATGAATATCAAGAACTGGTCAACTGGTGCATCTATTGCATTCGGTCAAGCAGTCAAAGGAATGGGTAACCCATTCTTCCAAGAATGCGACGGTGGTGCCTTTGGTGACCTGGTTGATGCTATCAATCCCAACCCACCAATCAAACAAAGAAAAGTACACTTGTCTTCTCATGACCCAGGAGATAGATCACTGGTCGAAAAACAGAAACAGGCATTCAAGGATGTCAATGATCTAGAATTTGACGGTGAACTCACATTTGAGTATGACCCTGAATTTGATTTCGAGTCAGAACTCTCAGATAGTGCAATTTCTAACTTCTCGACCGACACTAATAACATGTTCCCTGAATAATGGCATACGGACTCTTACTACCAGTAGCACCAATCACAGGTTTGCCCTGCTCAGGGCATGGTATCTGCATTCCTGGTACAGTTCACTCTGTTCAGGCGTGTGGTACTCCACCTGTACCATATTCAATTAAGATCAAAGAGTGGACATGCTGGTGGCCACCTCAACCATTGATCCCCTACACCGCCCTGAACCCCCTTAAAGCACTTGTGCTGACTAATGGGTTACCTACGATGACATTAGGTGATGTTTTTGTTCAACACATCTCACCTTGTACTAATATCGTCATCTACATGTGCCCATGTGGTAAAGCGTTGTGTCCTATTTTCACTCCTATCTATTGTAGTGCTCTCACTATTGAAGATATGGCAGGCACAGGTCATATCAGATTCCTCATGGCAACCAGTTTGACTGTATTTGTAACTAAACTGCCTATTGGTCGTGTTCTAGACCCACTGGGTATTGGATTCCGCTTCTGGTCCTATCCATGTTCCTCTGTGGTTGCATATGGCAGTCCAACTGTGCTATCATCATAGAGTCGTTTTAATTAAGACATGGCAACCCGAGCAAAAACTGGACTGAACAGCAGTCACATCGAATCAAAACCTAAAAAGACGCGCCAAGGGCGAGGACAGCACACCAAGTATGCCGCGACATCATCAAACCAAGCGAAAAAACGTTATCGTGGACAAGGCCGTTAAAACTACACCCGAACTTGTCCAACAAGCGAACGAAGCACTCTTCCATGCTTCAATGAATCTCCCTAATGCCGCTAAACATTGCGGCATGACCCAAAAAGAGATGAAAATGACATTTTGGGAGTTTCTAAAATACAACCCTCCCGTTGAGTTGCTAAATAATCCTGATAACGACTAAATAAGTCAATGCCGTCGTACAGGTTTCGATCAGAAAAGTTTTTCTCCCGAGGTTTTAAGGACTTAGCGGTTTCATTTGAAGCAAACCCTAATACCGAAGATTTCTCGACGGTGAAAAATGAAAATGCTATCAAGCAATCGATCAGAAACCTGATACTGACCGCTTTTGGTGAACGCCCCTATCAACCTGATATTGGTTCAAGAGTCAAAGGGTTGTTATTTGAACCCTTTGACGTTTTCTCAGCAGAAGATCTGCGAGATGAAATAAGTAATACTATACAACGTTTAGAACCTCGTGTTGAGGTCGAAAACATTGACGTGAATCTCTCTGACGATGATTACAGTATTGACGTAGCGATTGAATATGCAATCGTTGGTCAACCGCAAACTCAAACTGTTGAATTCCTCTTAGAGAGAACGTAAGATGCCAGCAACACCCTCAGAACTAACGTCTCTTGACTTTTTTGAGATTAAGGAATCGATCAAATCCTATCTCAGGACTCGTCCTGAATTTACGGATTATGATTTTGAGGGATCGACTGCCTCTTACCTGATCGACATCCTTGCTTACAATACGCACTACGCTGCGTTCTTGGCAAACATGTCAATGAATGAAGCATTCCTGGAAAGTGCGACTGTTAGAGACAACATTGTTCGCATTGCCAAACAGATCAACTATACGCCTCGTTCTATTAAGGCGTCTAAGGCGTGTGTGCGCGTCTCTGCACAGACTCAACTGCTTCCTGGTGGTTCTGCCTACCCCGACTCAGTTACTATCAAAGCAGGTGATGTATTCATCTCTCAGGTAGACGGTGAAGCATATACCTATGCCATTATGAAGGACACCCAGGTAGCGGTGGACCAGAATACTGGTATTGCAAGTTTTGAGAAACTGGTGATCTATCAGGGCAACCTACTCACCTTTAATTACACCGTTGATGATACTAAGAAGCAAGAATATGTGATTCCTGCTGACGGTGTTGATACTGAACTGCTAGTTGTAGCAGTAAAACCAAATGAACAGTCTGCTGAGATTGACGAATACTCTCTTTCTAGAAACGTTACTGCACTTGACTCTACTTCTCGTGTTTATTTCTTAGAAGAGACCGAAGACATTAGATATAAGGTTGTTTTCGGTGATGGTGTTCTTGGACGTAAGTTGATTGATAATGAATTTATTGTACTGACCTATATTGCCACTGACGGACCTACTGCTAACGGCGCAACCAAGTTTAATTTCATTGGACGTGCTATTGACAACACTGGTCGTCCTATTCTGCCCTCATCGATGTCTCTGGCGACCATAGACGGGTCTCAGGCAGGCGAAGACAGGGAATCTGCCCTATCAGTCAAGTTTCGTGCTCCAAGGGCGTTCTCGACCCAAAACAGAGCAGTTACAGAAAACGACTATGCTCACATTGTAAAGGATATCTTCCCTCAGGCAGCAGCAGTTACTGCTTATGGTGGTGAGAAACTATCACCTCCTGAATATGGCAAGGTATTCATCGCAGTTCGTTCTAAGTCTGGTGTGAACCTCAACACTACGACTAAGAAGCGTATTCAGAACCAACTGCTTGACTACTCCATGGCATCGATCCAACCGATCGTTGTTGACCCAAGAATTTACTATCTGTCTCCGAAGGTTTACCCTTCCTACGACGGAAACAAGACATCCAGATCTGCAAACGAGTTGGCATCTGAGATTCTTAAATCTATTGATAAGTTTAACTCACAGAATAGAGATGATCGCTTCGGTGGTCGTCTTGAAATGTCCAAATTCAATGCTGTGATTGACTCTTCTGATAATGCTATTGCTGGTACTACCAGTCAGATGACTATTGGTCAAAACCTTGACCAATTCACGTTTGGTAATATCTTTACTCAGTGTCTTGACTTTAATAATCCTATTGTTGACCCAGGCGACTACGGTGGACCTGGTGGCAATGGAGATGGTGGAGATGGTGGAGATGGATCTGGCGGTGGAGATGGTGGCAACTGTAATCCTAAGTTTTCTTCCGTTAAAACTGGTTCGTTCTATGCAACTGGTTATACCGAAGATGTAGCAGACCAGATTGCTGCTGGTGAAGCGGCAGGTTCGTTGGTACAAACTGCTGGCGAACAGGCAGGTTTTTCATCTGCTCTGGAAGATGCAATTTTCAGTTCAGAAGAAATCACGACTTCAACACTTGTCCCCGTTAACATCAGAGACGATGGTAATGGCGGATTGATCATGGTAACTAATAGAAATGAAAAAGAAGTTGTCTTGAATCAGTCTGTCGGAACGGTAGATTATGATACAGGAAAGGTCTGTGTCGGACCCCTAAATATTGCTGATACCCCTGATGGCAACACGAGAGTTCCCGTTGTGGTTCTCCCCGATGGTAACGGTCTTACCATCCCGCCAGGTGTTGACCCAACCATCTTCAACCCCGAAGTTTACCCGATTGATTTTGTCACTAACCCCAGTGACATTCCTAACTTTGACCCCTTCAACTTTGCTGGTTGGAACTATGGTGGGGGCAACATAAATACGATTAACTACCCGATTGATGCTTTCGAGTATCCCGACATCGACTCCTGTTTCTAAGATAAATGTTTGCAGACAGAATTAACATCTCGGACAGAGTTGCTGACCAACTCCCTGAATTTATTCGGGAAGAAGATCAGCAGTTCGTACAATTTCTCTTTGAATATTACAAGTCACAAGAGAAAACAGGACGTTCCTATAACATCCTGAACAATTTGCTTAGGTATCTTGATCTTGATGCCTACGATCCCAAACTGCTGACTTCTAGCACGACGGTGATCAAGGATGTTGATGCCAATGTTAGCACGATTGAAGTAGAACAGATTGATGGATTCATCCCTCAGGATGGATCTGTAATGATTGATAATGAGGTTATCTATTATGCTCAGACTGTTCGTGGTCCTGACGTAATCCTGACCCCAGGTATCTCTCTACAAGAATTTAATAAGAAGAGACAAGCACTAGAATCTCCTTGGACTGAGTTTGA